TTCTATGGTGCAGTGCAACATAAAACCCCTTGACCCCAACACATAGAATTATTCTAATTTAGAGGCCTGTGGATAACTCCCATAAGTCATTGAAAAATAAGGGATAATCAGGTACTGTAATAATCTAATGTATAAGATATAATAGGATATAATAAGAAACCGGGCGAGCCGGGCAATGCTGTTGGACATCGTGAAGAAAATTGAAACGCTCTCGATGAGCCGTGATCCAATTCATCACACAAGGGGATCACAGCATGTCGAAACTTAAACTGAAGGCCATCACTGATGGCAAAGACAAGAACCAGTATTGCGGACCGTCCGTAATATCGGCACTGACCGACCTGACGACCGGAGAGGCTGCAAGGCTGGTCCGGAAGCAGAGCGGTCGACCTAGGATCACGGGGACAAGCACTAACCAAGTGCTAGACGGTCTCCGGGCCTGTAACATTAAGGCTTACCGGTGGCAGAAGCCCGGCGTTCGATTAAATCGTTCGACCGGCCCAACCCTAGCCGGGTGGCTGAAGATGTCGAAGGAAGATCGGACCACGGGCCGCGTCTTCCTGATCGTGGCAGGCTGGCATTGGCAGCTTGTCAGCGGTCGTCGTTATACCTGCGGTCGGATACGAGAGATCGTGTCGATCAAAGACAAGCGGGTGAAACGAAGAGCAAGGGTCGCAGAGGTCTACGAACTGACCTCGGACAACGTGACCAAGCCGGACATCGATGTGTCGAAGCCTAAGTCAAAGTCCAATCCCTACTACTACCGGGTTAAGAAAATGATCCGGCAGTACCCGGAGTTCGACCTGACCTATGAAAGGGAAGACATCGGGTTCTACGTCACGATGAGCGGGGCTCTTGAGGAATACGCGGAGGACACGAACCACCACCTTAGCGACGAGCATTACTGCCACGATATGGGAGAAGTGTTCCAGCGGATGGAGGAAATGGTCGAGTTCGCAAAAGAGAACGACCACAAGCTCGCGGTCGAATAGCTAAGAAGAACGTACCACCGATCACGGCTCTTCAAGATCGTTTCAACACAAAAGGACAACCCAATGGACACAGTAAACAAGGTCAGAATATCACACCGAGCTGCGTGGGACTACCGATACGCCTCGCCTAAAAAAACAACGGCGAGGAACAGCGAAATGCACCAACAACACCAAGAGGGGCGCAGCGTCGAGGAGCTCGCAAAGAAATACGGCCTGTCTAAAGTCTGGACAAAAAAACTCTTGGAACGGGAAAAAGAACTCCAAGAAATCATAAAAAATATCCCCGAGAAAAAAATCACGATGGCCGACCTTGGCCCCTTCCGTCCCCGCACAGGGCAATGCTTGGCAAATGAAAATCTCCTCCACCTGACGATAGCCGAGTTCCTCCGTACACAAACAGCATGGCATCTGCTGGGAGTGCCAAACTTCGGTAAAAAATCTTTGAAAGAAATCGTCGTGACACTTCAGACGGAAGGTTATGACACCTCTAAATTTGAGGTGATAAGTAACCCGATGAAAATCCACATCACCACATCCGACGACGGTGAACTCGTCGCCACCAAAGGGCAGGGAAGCAGTATCACCTTCGCCGTCCTACGGAAGGACGAGAACGACGTGCTCTGCATATCCAGCACAAACGTAAGCGGACCGGAGCTCATGCAACTCATCCTATACGCCAAGCGCGTCAACCAAAGGGAAAGGCTTGTCTGACATTCGGCTATCGGTGGGCTCTCGTTCGGCTATCGGTGGGCCGCGGAACACGGATGGCGGATGACGAAAACCAGAAAACGCCGGTTTTCCGCGGTTCACGGTTCTAAATCGCGAATCTATTACTATAGGGCTCAGATCAGTTTTTTATTTTTTTTTATTTGAGATATGGTGTAATCCGTGTAACGGTTTTTTGTAATCCTGATTTAGTGAGTTATTTCATATGTTTAGGTACTACATAACCGTTACATATATCCATTACACCTACCAAATGGAAAATGTAACACGTAACGCTAAAACACGAATCGGGCTTATAGGGTTTTGAGTTGGAAAAAAATAAAAACTGATTTGAGCTCTCGATAGAGGGATATCAAATTAAGCCTTGCAGGGTTCCCGAGCAAAGGTTAATCAGGGATGTACGGTTCTTAACGGTCGAAGGAAAACACGTGGCAAAAACCCTGAAAAAACGGACAATACCTAAAGCGGCTTCGAAAAACCTGATCGACCGGCCCCTGTCCCGGAAACAAGAGTTGTTCGTGAAGGAACTCGTTTCGAGAGACGGCCAGATCACGATGAGAGAAGCGGCGGTGAACGCGGGGTACCCCGCAGGGAGTGCGCATACCCGAGCGTATGAACTGACGAACCCGCATATATCTCCGCATGTTTGTCGTGCCATCCGAGAATACCGGGAGGAGTTGGACAACAAGTATGGGGTCAACTACCAGAGGCACCTTAAAGACCTTCAAACGATCCGTGACGCCGCGTTGACCAACGGAGCCTACTCCGCAGCCGTTCAGGCTGAATATCGACGTGGGCAGGCTCAGGGGGACATTTACGTGTCACGATCCGAAGTCCGCCACGGCACTATCGACAGCATGTCGAAAGACGAAGTGATGAAAGCACTAGAGGATATCAAAAACAGCTATGCCCCCATCACAATACAAGCTTCCGAAGAGTCCTCACCTAATGCCTCGAACCGTGATAAAGCGCGAATCCGGCTTTTATCGCCAAGTGAAGGAGGCGATGAAGAGGTACTCGAAGAAGTTGACCCTGACGAGGATTGAAAGTTGGGCGATGCCCGGAGTGCCGGACCTGTTGCTCTGTGAGCCGTCTGGCAGGTTCAGCATGGTGGAACTTAAGGTCACGGCAAACCACGCCGTTGAGTTGAGCCCCCATCAGGTTTCATTCCTGACGAAGCACCAACACGCACCGGTTTGGATACTGATCCTTCGCCAACGTGGGGTGACAAAGCCCGCCGAGGTTTACCTTTACGCCGGGAGACATGCGATTGATCTGCGCATGGAGGGGATCGACAAGGTTAACCCGGTGGCACACGAAACAGAACCGGTGAACTGGGCAAACATTTTCCGCTTGATGTTCGAAACAGGGGACGATAAAGTCGCATAATCAACACAACACAATGGGAGTACGAGGAATGAAAAAACTTGTTCACGGAAAAATCTATAACACGGAGACCGCGACCAAAATCTGCGGCACCGGCAGCGAAGCGGGCGTTGGTGATTTTCGTTGGGAGCACTCGGCACTATATCGCACCCAACGCGGCAATTGGTTTGTCGCTGGTGAGGGCGGTCCGATGACGCGGTTTGCGCGGAAGGATGGCGACGGTTCCAGTTACGGCAGCGGGTCAGGTGTCATACCGTTGACGCCGGAGGAGGCGTTGATCGAAATCGAGCTGGCGCAACCGTTTGATACTGATGTCGTCGAGCAGTATCTAAGCGACCTAGTGGAGGCCGCGTGATGTTTCTATTCGCTTGGATTGGCCGCTTGCTTTACGGCTCGGACTACGATGATTTAATGCGCCGCGCTAACACCCGCCCGGTGCGTCGCCGCCGCAGATAGAATTGCTTTCCCTGTGTGAAAACTAGCCCGGCCCCGTGCCGGGTTTTTTTTATGTTGCGCCGCTTGTGTCGTGCGGGTATAAGACAAGTCCTACACCACACAAGGAAACTAGATCATGCTTTTAACCGTTGAAACTAGCCGCTCGAGTAAGACCCGGGGTTGTGCCGTCACATACCGTGCCGCGCCGAAAGAGATGTTCGGAACATGCCCCGACACTTGCGGCATGAAACCAAAAGAAACCGGCACCGTCGAGATCGACCGCGACTATGAGAAGGCGCTTGGCGACGCCGTGCCGAAAGGCGGGTGGTCGTGGCTGTATTCCCACTTTTCCCCGGACGGATGGGAACATAATAACGGCCCCGGTCGCACCGTGTTTAATTTCAGCGCCGACACAATCGCCGACGCGGTGAAATACTTTCAGCGCGGCGTTCCCGTCGTAACGGTAGTACCTGACATGTACTGGAAAGAGCGCCGAGCGTTTAAACAGGACGGGCTCACCTTTATGCGTTGCCCCGCCGAATATGACGATAAGACCGATTGCGGAAATTGCGGCGACGCAAAAGGCCCGCTTTGCGCCCGGGCCGATAGGCGATTCGCCGTTGCGTTTACAGCGCACGGCCCCGACAAACGCCGAGCGGGTGACCCGGACGACCCCGGCGGCTGTTATGCGGCGTGCGGGAATTGCGCGATTCATTGGCGCAGGCTTGCCGAGTTATCGCCCGACGCCGAGACCGAGGCGGAACACGTCACACGGTTTGCCGCCGGTTTGCGTCGCGGTTCGAGGTTGCGCCATCACGTCGCCGGGGACACGGGGCTTGCCGCCTGATAAAATAAGCGCTTGCGCCCCGTGCGATATAATGGGATAAACCACCTGCGGCGATATTGCCGCGCAACACATAGGATCAAAAACAATGGCACATGAACTTGACATCGCAGCAGATGGAACCGTCGCAATGGCCTTCCGCATTGGCGACCCGGTACCTTGGCACGCCGCCGAGACTAACCCGCAGACCGTCGCAGTTGGCGCGTCAATAGAAGACTGGGCAACCGCCGCCGGTTTGAATTACGACGTTGAGGTTTCCGCCAACTGTAAGCCGGACGGCTCGCCGATTGCGGATAGCTATCACATAGCCCGGACCGACACCGGCGCAGTCACCGGCCCGTATATTGCTGGCCAGTGGCAACCGGTACAGAACGCCGCCGCCCTCGAGCTCGCCGACGATATCCGCCGGGCTCACGGTTATGACATTGTGACCGCCGGTGCATTGTTTGGCGGTTCCAAAATATGGTTACAGCTTGAAGCGGACGCCGACGCCACCTTGCCGGGTGGTGATCGGATCACATCGCGCCCGCTCTTTTCGCTCAGTCATACCGGACGCGACGCAAACACTTTCGCCAGCGTTAACACCCGCGTTGTTTGTAACAACACGCTAACCGCCGCGCTGGCCGAGACCGGCGCGGATATCGTGCGGCACGATCACCGCGTGATGTTCGAGCCCGCCGCCGTTGAAACTGCACTCGGATTGAATGCAGAGCGGTTTGCCGGGTTTGCCGATATGGCGCAGCGTATGGCGGCCCGCGCCCTATCCGACGCCGAGGCGCTCGAGTTTTTCCGCGATGTTATCGGCGGGAAAGAACAAACCGAGGAAGGCGGAAAGGTCCGCTGGTCTATCGGCGTGCGCCGGGCAATGGCGTTCCACCGTGGACAAGAGTTTGTGCCGGTCGGAAAGGCGGACGACCTCGAGGTCGCGGCTCGAGTATCGGATCGGCTCGATCAGATCGCACGCGGTGCCGCAACACCGTTACCGACCGACGCCACCGCCGACCCGGTCGCGACCATCAACCCCGGGCACGATATGGAAAGCGCACGCGGCACACTATGGGGCGCATTCAATACGGTAACTTGGCTGGCCGATCAGCGCCCGGCGAAGAACAGGGGCGCGGCGCACGGCATCGCCTCGAACTTGTTCGGCGATGGCACCGGCGGAAAACTTAAAGCCAAGGCGCACCGGAAAGCGCTGGAATTGCTCACCGTCTAATCCGACACCACACCACACGAGCGAGCGGCCCGGGATAATCCCCGGGCCGTTTTTCGTTTGCGACAGTTAAACTCGCCCCGGCCCGTCGACCGCAGACGTACCAGACCGCCTCGAGGTCCGCGTACCGCGCACCGTGGGCCGCGTTTCGCCCCGTCTGGACGCTGGACCATGCGCCACGGCCCAGCGCCCGCCCCTCGAGGTCTGACGCCGTGCGCCATTGGCGCTTGCACCCTATGCGACGGCATGCGATAACATGGGCCCGGCATTCCCGCCGTGATAACAGGAGCGAAAACCATGCGACCGACACGCCAGCAGATCGAAGCGTTCAAGTCTATCTACGACCGCCCGCTAGACAACGGCCCAGCCGCGCCGACCTACTTGCAGTTCAGGCGCACCGTTCGCCCGGCGTTCGGGCTCGACTGCTACATGGTGCAATGGTGCGGCATGTGGTTGGGCGTCGAGGCCGACGGTTATACTCACAGCTAGTCAGGAGCGAAGAACATGAAATGCGAAAACCAAGTCAGCTATCACGTGCCCAGCGGTTACCATTACCGCGAGGTGTTCACGCCGTGCGGAATGACCGATGTTTACGGCGAGGAAGCACAATGCGACACGTGCCATGCCGACCCTCGCCGCCGGGCCGACCTCGAGCACCGCGAGGCCTTGTCTCGTGAGGATAACGCCACGGCCCGCGCTTGTGGATGGGGCGAGTACTAGCCTTGCGCCACATGCGACAACGTGCGACAACATAGGTCCGGCATTCCCGCCGGTACACAATGGAGAAATCAGATCATGACCGACGCAACCCGAATGCTCGCTGGTGAGCGCGAGCTCCTCGATCTTTCGAACGAGGTCGACCAGCTCAGAAGCGAGCGCGACGCCCTCACCCTTGAGCTCGTCACCGCCCTGCGCGACCGCGAAACAATGCAAGCCCTGTTAAACGCCAGCCCAGCAACGGTGGACCACCCGATGGTGACCATGTTCCAGCGCATGGTCGAGAATATGGTCGAAAGTCACTTCGACGGCCCCGGCGCGGACCAGCTCGAGCGCATGGTCGAGAGCACCGTCGAGAGCGCGCTCTCCGACCTATCGGTCGAGGTCGACTGCATCGCTACGGTGTCGACATGAGCCGCACCGTGGACCTCTGCCCGACGTGGGAAGCGGCAGCCCGCATCTATCTCATGGTGCTCGAAAACCGGCACGCTCCCGAGGCGAGCCGCGACGCCGCCCGCACCGAGATCATGCGACTGGCGAAGGCCTTCGACGCGACGCAAGCCGACCTCGAGGTCGAGCCCGAGCCCGAGCCCGAGCCCGACGCCGCCCGGGATGAACTCGACCTCTGCTGACCCGACACCACACCTCGAGGACACGGCCCGGCCCATCGCCGGGCCGTTTTTTTGCGCCCTCACGTCGAGCTCGCGGGCACCGGCCCGGCCCGCCGCCCACCATTTCGACCTGACGGCCCGACCTCGAGCTCCCGGCCCTCGAGCTCCCGGCCCTCGAGCTCCCGGGAGCTCGCATGCGCCGCCCGCATGCCGCGCCGCCCGATCCGTTGTGCACCGCCGTCGATATCCGTGCTGCAGTGCGGTACCCTGGGAATCGCATATCACCGCCCAGCGCGGGCTTGAGGTGCTCGCACATGCAGCATTGGCACCATGCGCCCGGCGCATGCGACACGGCCCGTCAGGCGGCCCAGAGCGCCCGGGTCCCCGGGATATCGGGTCAGATCGTCATGATCGATCGGAGCTGGCGGCGCGCCCAGATCGACGGCCCACGCCCGGGGGACCGAGGGCAAGGGCCATGTTTCGCACGAACAATTACAAGAAATTTGATATGACTTTAAAAAATGTCTTTTTAATGCTAAATATCCCATACCGTTTCACGTGAAACAAATTTTAGGGTCCCCAAAATGGATGCTTCCCCGAACCCCGCGGTCCACGAAAAGGAACTCAAGCTCCAACTCCGTCTTGCGCAATTGGAGAAGAACGAAGCGTGCCAAAAAAACTTTTTAACTTTTGTCCGTGAGGTGTGGCCCGAGTTCATTGCAGGGCGGCACCACAAGATCATTGCGGAAAAGCTTGACCGTGTTGCGCGGGGCGAGTTGAAACGTCTGATAATCAACATGGCTCCACGTCATACGAAGTCGGAGTTCGCGAGTTACCTGTTTCCGGCATGGATGATGGGCCGTGATCCGTCGATGAAGATCATTCAGGCGACGCACACGACGGAGTTGGCTGTAAACTTTGGTCGTAAGACGAAGAATTTGTTAGAGGATGATCGTTACCGGGAGATTTTCCCGGGAGTGGAGTTAGCTGTTGACAGCAAGGCGAGTGGTCGGTGGGACACGAACAAGGGTGGAATGTATTACGCGGTAGGTGTTGGTTCGAATTTGGCGGGCCGCGGCGGTGATTTAATCATCATTGACGATCCTCATTCTGAGCAGACGGCGATGTCCAATTCTGGATTTGATGATGCTTGGGAGTGGTACACGGGTGGACCTCGTCAGCGTTTACAGCCGGGTGGATCGATTGTGTTGGTCCAAACTCGGTGGAGTGAGAAGGACATGACGGGTCAGTTGCTTCGTTCGATGGCGAAGGACCCTTTGGCGGATCAGTGGGAGGTGGTTGAGTTACCGGCATTGTTTGACGACGAAACCCCGTGTTGGCCGGAGTACTGGAGTTTTGAAGATTTGTCCGCGGTCCGCGCATCAATACCTGCGAGCAAGTGGAATGCGCAGTATCAGCAGAATCCGACGGGTGACGACAATGCGATTATTGCCCGCGAGTGGTGGCGCAAGTGGGAGGGAGGTACGGTCCCTCAGCTACAGTATGTGATCCAGAGTTACGACACGGCGTTTTCGAAGCGTGAGACGGCGGATTTCTCGGCTATCACGACGTGGGGTGTATTTTACCCGGACGAGGGCGGTCCTCCGAATTTGATATTGCTGGACAGCAAGAAGGGGCGTTGGGATTTCCCGGAATTGAAGGCGGCGGCATTTGAGGCGTATCATTTCTGGGAGCCGGACACGGTGATTGTGGAGGCGAAGGCGAGTGGTTTGCCTTTGACGCATGAGTTACGGAACACGGGCATCCCTGTGGTGAATTTCACGCCGAGCCGCGGCAACGACAAGGTATCTCGTGTACATGCTGTATCGCCTTTATTTGAGGCGGGCATGGTTTGGGCCCCGGACGAGTTGTTTGCGGATGAGATGATTGAGGAGGTTGCTGCGTTTCCAAATGGCGAGCACGATGATTTGGTGGACAGCATGACGCAGGCATTGATGCGTTATCGACAGGGCAACTTTATTCAGTTGCCAACGGACGAGGTAGAGGAAAAGGTGGCGTCCACTAAAATCCGGGCCTATTATTAGATTTTGCGCCACCGCACATGCTGAGAAGAGGTGACTAGAGATGGCCAAAAACATGACCCATTACTTTAAGGACGGGACCAAGCATCCCGGTGGGACACACAAGATGCCTGACGGAAGCCTCCATAGCGGAGCTAAACACGGGCCTAATAGCGAAAGGCTTTATCACTATTCGGAGCTACCGTCTGTTCCCGCAAAGAAGAAGGCTAGGAAGAGGGCGTGACGTTTCACGTGAAACAATATGGCTATTAGGCGCACTACTACTGGCAAAAGCGCCAACTATCGTAAGACCAGCAAGGGTGCTGGAATGACGAAGAAGGGTGTGGCTGCTTACCGCAAGGCTAATCCGGGGTCTAAGCTTAAAACAGCGGTTACGGGGA